TATCAGCAGCCCGCGGCGCTCCGCGTTACGCATCTCGATCTCTTCAGCGCGTGCGCGGGCAAGGCGATCGTTCGGCGACTCGCCCTGCACCTTCCCCACCTCTCGCGCCACCAGCCAGTTGATGCAGTCCGCGCTCTCGTAC